CCTGTTCTATATAACGATCATATTGCTGGGTACGACGATGTTGTCGTCACCGCTACGAACAAGGCCTATCTTAAGTTAGCCCAGAAAATTTCGGGCGTTATAGCTGAAGGTGGTATTGTATCGGGTGAGTTACGAGAATCTCAACGGACGGTAAAGCACGCCACGGAACTTATACTCTCAAAAACAAACAACTTGACTCAATCCCTGAGTCGAGCGTATAAGAATATTCGTGGTGGGCATTATGCACTTGTGGTCAACGAGGTAGCTGACGCTTTCCTGGAATATCAGTTTGGCGTGAAGCCAATGATAACTGATATCGGAAGTGTCATCGAAGGTGTTGCTCAATTAGGCAACAACAATTCCAATTATCGTCACCTGAAGGGTACTTTTGTAGTTGACACGATGTCGACTGAAGATGTACCTCATCAGTATAACTGGCCCTCCATTGTTATTTCACGACATACGACTCGAAAGACGACTGTGATTGTGAAAATGGGCGGGACCATAGATACAAGGAAGCCTCCAAGCGAAGTTAATCCGGACTACCAAAAGTTTGGGTTAGATTTACATAACCTCGCTCCCACAGTATACAACTTATGGCCGTATACGTGGCTGAACGACTATTTTAACAACCTTTCCGATTTTGTGAATGCGATTGCATTCAGGAGAGGCATCATATCGAACGGGTGGACCGTCACTATCGTGAAAACGGTAGCTCGACATAAATTCACCGCGGAAGATCACGATGGTTTTATAGTCTCTGGGTTCAAAGCTGAACCCAGTACAAGTGAAAATTTCTACTTTAACCGCTCTCCTTCTAACATAGATGGGTTTATTCCGACTTTCGAAGTCAGAACCCCGACGTTAGGCCAAGTTGCGAACATATTTGCTCTTGGCGCGAGTAAGATATCAGCCGGTAGGATCAAGCATGAGAAACATGCAAACCCACGGTTGAGTCCCTCTCAGTTGGAGACTTTCGTCGACATGTGTCGACATAAGATTATTAGGTAACTAAAATGACCATTACAATAACTGGTGCCATCACTGGTGGTGCCCAAACAGGCCTTACTTCACCGACCTATACTGCCGTCGCGGACCAAGCCATTGACTTGCGTAGCAAGCAGGCTGTGGTAACTGCGATTGGTGGAACACAAGTAGGTGTTGTGCCTCATTCCCTTAATGCACCGTTTACTATTACTATCCGCAGAGCTAATGTTTTTAAAACTCTCGGAAAAGCGTTTTTGAACGGTGTCACAGGTCAATACTCCCGCGTACCATATAACGATTTTCTGTTATTGGTTCGGAAAGCTGCACAAGTGGCTTCTGGACAATGGTTCGTGAATGACTACCGACTAACTGCGCATGTTGCTGCTGGATCTGAGACATTCGATGCCCCTAATGTAAGGGCCGGATTATCTTGTCTAGTTGGCATAGCGTGGGCTAGTTCAGCTGGTATGGGGGACACACTTAATAACGGTGTCCTCGGTTAGCTTCATTTAGTATTTACATATATATACCTTTTGGAGGTTGTATGAATGAGTATAAAAAGGCTTCCGGAGCCGTCCGTGAGGATGACTCTGGATTGGGTGCTACTAGACCGCTCTTTGATCGTCTAATTGAGAAAATTGAAAATGAACTCACAGAACAATTTGAAGACGCCACAACACTCGAAAGTGGTGTGGTACGCTATACTAGTCACAGAACGGGCCGCGAGGCCTATATGTCTGTTGGCAGGTATACTGCTATTACATCTCTTCTACCCGGACTTGTTAAGAAGTTTATTGGTGTCACTTCTGACACCAACGCACTAACTGAGCAAGAACGGTCGGTCGCTGCTGAATCAGAATTTCTGGCCAGTAACGAACGGTGTCGAGAATTTAACGAAACCTTTGACCCTTCGACTTTTAATGGCTTTATTGCCTCTGTCTTAGGTGAGGTTTCTGTAATGTTGCACAACGTCTTCAGTGATTCCGCCAATGCGATAACTTTATCAAATATAGCGGCTTTTCTGCGTGTTGGTCCTGGTGCGAGTAGTGATATTCGTGACAGAGCCGGCACGTTTTGGAAACTTATGCAGGGAACAATATCTTTTAGTTCCACGCTTGTTTACCAAGTATACCGTGCGTGTACACATGTTTCACCTTTAACTCATGTCGCTGAAACTACGCGACGTGAAATGTATGGGAGACATGATTTTCTCAACTCACTAGCACAATTTCTCTCTGTTCCGAAAACGAGCGAAAAGAATAGAGGCATATGCAAACAGCCATCTGGGAACATGGTTCTCCAGTTAGCAACGCACACTATTTTAGTGCGTCTGCTGCTAAGGTGGTTTGACTGCGATTTAGAAAAGCAACAAGAACTGAACAAGAATTTAGCAATGCTAGGTTCTTTTGAAAAATTCAGTATGACGACACGTACGTGGGAATGGTGCACTCTTGATTTATCAGAGGCATCAAATTTTCCTGCAGTTATCGTGAAGTATTTGTTTCCTGTTGCCGTTGTACAGTGGCTTGCATTGATACGTTCAACCTACATTCGTGTAGGGAAGCGTGTGTATGAAAAGCATATGCTGTCAACGATGGGTAATGGATTTACCTTTTCTCTTATGACTCTATTATTATCTGCAATCGTTAAAGTTCTGTATTCATTTGCAGACTTACCGGAGTATGATACTTTTACACACCTCCATTCCCTAGGGAAGAAGGGTGATCGTATCAAAACCTGGGCCGTTTACGGTGACGATATTATAGTAGATAAGCGGGTGTATGGACCCTTAATTAAGGTCCTTTCTGCACTCGGTTTTATGGTTAATGAAAAGAAGTCGTACTCTCAAGGTCCATTCCGTGAATCTTGTGGAGGTGATTTCCATCATGGCTATGACGTTCGGCCCGTGTTTTGTCAGTCATTGACAACACAAGCAGACATCTTCTCTTTAATAAACAGGTTGAATTACTGGAGCGTAAAACACTCCGTTAACTTGTCTGGGTCCATCGATATTCTGATGCGAGCCCTTGATAAGGATCAAACTGTTTTCATCCCAAATTGGGAAGGTGTGGATGCGGGTTTGCATGCGCCCTACTTGATGTATAAAAAAGTCGCAGTAAAGAGTGTTCCGTTTCCCTTGAGAAAGGAGATTGACCCTCACTTCGACACGCTTGGCACGAAAAGTCCAAGTATTTTCTATACAAGGTACCGACCTACGACACCGTCGCTCATCCTTTATAAGGAGAATGCACGGGAGGTTAAATGGTCTTGTGTTGCTACAAAACGTACGTTTACGTATAGTAAAGTAGATCAACAGTACTTTCAAGTGAGTAATATTCTTGGCATACTAGTTTGTATGCTAGAGGGTAGCGTGAAATCGGGACGCGTCGGCACTCGTCTTATGGACGAACCGACGTATAACCGAGAGTTCGGTTTGGCCCCCTCGTGGGGTGATCCAACGCTCTTTAGTGGAAGTAGTTTTACGCGTGCAAGCACGCATTCCGCTATATCTATATATAAGTACTGGGAAGTACTCGTTTCAAATAACTTCAGACGGCAAGATTTTGTCTTGTCTTCTTCTGAATGTAGCGCACATGTCGATGCCTTTGTAAAGCATTCGCGTGTTGCTGCGCAGTATAACAGCGTTATTGATTCGTATCTAGTTTGATATAATATGTAGACGTATGGAAACAGCCACCTCCGCAGTTCCCGCGAAACTCTTACTAAACTGTCAATTAACTTTGCGCACCCCTTCTCGTATGCTATGCATATGCGTTGAAGACGTGCGGGTTTAAATACCAGCAGAATCCACTTGTGAAATTCAGTGGAGAGTTTCGTATTACT